CCATGTGGGCGCTGCTTGCCTTGTCGTCAAAATGCTGCCAGATTAAAAAAACTGCGTATACTCTTGGAAAACAGCACACACAAAGAATCTTTATGGACAACTTTAACAGTTGCTGATTCTTACATTCTAAGCGCAAAAAGTGACTACAATCTTCACCCTAAAATGATGAAAAACTTTCACCAAAGACTAAGACGGAGGTTAGATGGAAAAAATTATAGATATTATCTTGTCGGCGAATATGGACGCACTTCTACTCGTCGGCCTCATTATCACCTTTGTCTCTTTGGCCTTGGTCAAACCGACATTCCTGCAATCGATGATGCGTGGACTAAAAAAGGTCAAGCCATCGGAAATACTGACCATGGCGAGGTTAATCCGAGCTCTGCTGGATATATTGCTGATTACGCGGCCAGGAAGCTCACAAAAAAAGGTGACCCCCGTTTGCAAGGACGCACACCAGAATTCAACAGAATGTCAACCCGAGGTGGAGGGCTCGGGTCCCAGGCAATTATCAACTTCGGTCAGTACCTTGCGCAGCAACCCTACTTCAAGCCGAGGGTCATCAACGAAATAACAATTAACGGAAAAGGATACCCGCTCGGACGATACCTAACCAGGCTATTAGGTAAACAACTTGGACTGACTGAATCAGATTATGAAGAACACTTTCATAGATATTCTGATGAGGTTATTCAAAAACATTCTTCAGCTCCATGGTATTATCAATCCATCTTGGATGAAAAAGAACAAGACAGAAAGATGCAACTTTATAAACACAAAATGAAAGAAAGAAGGTACACTTTATGAAAAGATTTAATCACAATCTTACACACCAAAGAAAACTCACAATGCCCTTGGGCAAGCTCATTCCCGTCAGTGCATACGAGGTAATTCCTAATGACCTGGTCAGACATCAAACCAGTGCTTTGATACGACTAACCCCCCAGGTCAAACCGGTCATGCATCTGCTCGATATTCGAACCTTTCAATTCTATTGCCCCTATCGGATTCTCTGGAAAGAATCCGCTTCTGGAGGAAATGGCTTTCAAGACTTTCTTTCCGGTGGAAAAGACGGTGACAACTCAGACCGTCCTCCCTATGTGGAGGTATCATCTGTTTCACCTGGTGATCTCCACGATTATATCGGTGTACCCGACAACACATATTCACCTGCGGAGGAAATCGACGCATGGTTTATCAGGGCCTACGCCATGTTCTGGAATGAGTACATCATGGACCCCGATATTCAGACACCCATCGACATCGGGCTTGATGACGGCTTAGATACGACCACTCCGGAAAACCTGTTGTCCATAAATTGGCCCAAAGACCCGTTCACGACGGCAAGGCCATGGAAACAACGCGGTGACGAGGTCAGTATTAGCCTTGGCACATCAGCCCCAGTAGAATCATCCGGCGATGGTGCACCAACATTCGATGTCCCTGGACTAACCGGGACTAAACTGGGCCCGCTTGCAGCGGGACACCAACAACCCTACTACAAGAGCGGCACAGCGACAGCAGCTGGTGACCTCTCTTGGAATGATCCAAAACTGGCTGCTGACCTATCAAGCGTGTCAGGAATCACCATCGACACACTTAAAGCAGCCTTCTCTCTTCAGCGCCTGAAGCAACGCTTAGCCCTGTGGGGCTATAAATATAAAGACTTCATGCGCGGATACGGTGTCAATATACCTGACAACCGTCTTCAAAAACCCGAACTTCTTGGGATCGGCCGTGGCCGGATCCAATTCAGTGAGGTTATTCAAACCGCCGAAGGAACCGGAACAAATGTCGGTGACCTTTATGGGCACGGTATTGGTTCCCTCAAAATACCGGCCTTCCGGCGTAAATTCGATGAATTCGGCTGCGTCATGACCCTGATGGTCGCCATGCCGAAACCCGAATACATGGATTCCCTGCCCAAAATGTTCCAGCGTCCTACGCGTCATGACTTCTTCACCCCAGAATATCAGTTCCTGGGAGAGCAGGAAATCCTCAACAAGCGCGTTCAAGCGTCACACTCTACCCCAGATGGCATATTCGGATACGGTCCCCGTTACCGCTCTTATATGCACATTCCCTCCACCGTACACGGTGAGATGCGTACAACCCGAAAAGATCAACACATGGCACGAGACTATAAAGGCGGTGATATCGCCTTGAATTCGTCCTTCCTGACCTGTGTACCCACTGACCGGGTGTTCGCTGACACCAACGTCGACCCCTTACAGGTGGTCGTACACAACAACGTATCTGCCCGGCGCATCGTCGCTAAGGGCGAAAACAAACGTCTAATTTCTTAGACTAAACTTCTCATAAACTTCTCACTGAGTACTCTCTGAGTACTCACTGAGTACTCCATGAGTACTCAAGAAAGGACTGTAAATGATTAATATTAAACGAAAACCCGAAGTGCTCAAAGACACGATGGACCTAACTACCCTCTCCTCACCTATAATCGGTAACGATGGGGAGGAAATACACAACCCCGTCCCGGCCTTCGTAATATACGAATCAAAGCGGCCTCCAACAATCACCGAAATTGTTCGGTCCTTGTCATTCAATGACAGAATGGAAATCCGACAGAAAATGCGTGAGCTGGCCGATGCCGAGGACGATGGCACCCTGGATGAGTCCCAGGGGCTCCCTGATGAGGATGGGGAAATCACAACCCTGTATCAGGAGTTCAACCAGGTCATGGAAACGGTACCCGATCCTGACCCTCCCTCTTCCTCTCTACCAACCCCGGCGGAGCCGCCGGCCCCCGCAGAACCTGCCCCAACTCCGGAGCAGGAACCTGACCCTAACAGCCCGGAGGGCTAAAAACGGATGTCAGCTTGTGCAACAGGCCGGAAACAGAAAAAGATAGGCCCCTTCGGGGGCCTTCAAATAAGAAGCCCGAGAGGGCTTGTAGGCCGTCAGGCCGTAACAAAAACTACCGTTGGCATAGTAAGTGCCTTGTTCCTTACTATGCTACCTGACTCGTTTCCATCAAACCGGAGGTTTTCACATGGCAAAAAAACGTGGCAGAAAAAAAAAGCGGCGGTCCCTTAAATCGCATGCAATTCAACGTGGCAGAAAACCCCACCGAGCTAATAAACGTAAGTTGTGGCTGTTGAAAAACCGCAAAGAAAGAAAGGACAACCGCTATGCAAAAACAACACTATCTACCCTTAACTTGGCCGGAGGAGGTCAAATACAAATCCGGTCTGAACCTACCAGAGCTGTACTGGTCCGTCCTGGACGAACTGCTTACTCTCCCTTCAGACAATCCCCGGTACAAGCCGCTAATAAGCGGAATACGAGACTACTTGAGGAACGGCAAAAAATATGCCGAGCTCGTAAAACTCGCAGAGAATCACTGTTTGCTCGCGGTACCGCAGGCAAAGGAAAAAGAGGACCCCAGGTCCGAAAACTAACCGAACATTCAAAGGTGAGGTGCTAAAATGGGATTTTTCGACTCTGTCGGAAACATCATCGGTTCTCTTTTAGGTCAAGAAGATCCAGATGATCGTCGTGACCATGAGAACTACTGGGCCGAAAAAAATATCGGCCTCCAAAAAGAATTCGCTCAACAAGGCGTACAATGGCGTGTCGCAGACGCCAAAAAAGCCGGAATTCACCCGCTTGCAGCCCTGGGTGCAAGCTTAGTCAATTATCAACCCCAACAGGTCGGATACTCAGGCGGCTCAAAAACCCGAAACAAAATAGCCGCTATAGCCCGCACAATGGGCGTTGGCATACAGTCTGCGGTTAATAAAGTCGCAGACAAAAAAATGCGACAGCTACAGCTTGAAAAGGAACAAGCTGAAATCGACCTTATAAAAGCTCAAACCGGTAGGATTAACGAACCTCAAACCGGTGGAATACCCGACCCCGATCGGATGAACTCAGAACAGATCCCAGGTACTGAAGATGTACCTGTTCAAGTTCTGAAACAAAAAGATGGCTTCCAGGAAGGCGTCCACGGATCGTCACGCATATTCGAACAAGACGGATGGGCCAAAGAAAAGCCCGCAGAGGAGTTGGTCGACCTTGTGTCAGAAGATCCTGTGGAGGCTGCCAGCTGGTACGGCCATCTAATAAAATCAAAATGGAGTGACTGGCAAAACGCGAGGGCAGCCCGCAGAGGGTCTGAAAAAGCCCTAATGGAATTACGCAAACGCCAGCAACTCCTATCAAGGCGCCTGCCCCAGGGGGAGCAGTACCGCTACGTCCCCCGCAGAGGCTGGAAAAGAGTCAAAATTGGCGACGAAGGCAGCCAGATCTTTTACAAATACAAATTTCGTGTTAAAACACGAAAGAAATGGCGGCGCACCAATCAACCCAGCTTTAGCCGTTCAGCACCAACGGGCGGCGGCAGCTGGTAACCAAAACAAGGAGGTGATTACATGAGAGGCTATCGACCAAAAAGACGTAGAAACCGGCAACGGAGACGGCGCGGATCGCGGCGGTCCCGTCCAACTCGTATCAGTTCCAACCACTTCAGCTATCGGGTACGAAGACTGTGAGGATCCTAAACTATGTCAATGTGCAAACATCCATTGGTCAGAAACTCAAATGGAGTTACGCATATTGGCAGGCTATCACAAGACGAGAGGTTAGCAGCGACCCCGTTACCATGTGGGCGCTGCTTGCCTTGTCGTCAAAATGCTGCCAGATTAAAAAAACTGCGTATACTCTTGGAAAACAGCAC